TCAAAGGATGGCAAGCATTACCAGTAGAGGAACTTGAAAAGATTCCTGAATATATGAATCATAGAGATATACAGGCAAGTTTAGATAATCTTGGTTGTTTAACTATGTGGGTATCTATGGCATTCCACTTAGGAACACAGGAAGCAAAGGGTGATTACATTGTATTACAACATAATGATACTTTTTATCATCAAGATTGTATTGATGAAATGATTGAACATATGGACAAAGAAGAACTTGAATATATTTCAGTTGATAATAAAAAGATATGGATTTCAACTTATTTATTGAATAGAGATTTTTTAGATAAATATATCAAGGAATATTCACAACAGCCAGTATCAATAAGACCAGAAAATGGTGGATATGTAAAAACTAAAAAACTTGGATTTGCAGATGCGTATTTTTTCTTGTGTAAGAGAAAGTTCTTTGATAATTATAATATAGATTGGTATTATGGTGATACAAATCATGGAGCAACTATCTATTGTCTTTATAATGATTTAAAGTATTTACATTTGGGTCCCTATTATGATAATCCAAATTGGGAAACAAACGATACATTACATACATATTACTATAAGGATAAACCATTTCTTACTCATCTTAAAGGTGGGTTTTCTGAAAATAAAATGTCATCAGAAGATTTTGAAGAAGAATTTAATAAATATTTACAGGAATTAAAAAATGCAAAATGAACATACCCTTTGGGTAGAAAAATATCGGCCCTCTAATCTTGACACTTATATTGGTAATGACCAATTAAAAAGTAAAGTCAAGGTTTATTTGGAGAGTGGCGACTTACCACATCTTTTACTGTTCGGAAAGGCTGGTACAGGTAAGACCACTCTCGCAAAACTACTTGTTAATAATATAGAATGTGATTATCTATACATTAACGCGTCAGACGAGAACAATGTAGAAACCGTAAGGAGTAAGGTTAAGAACTTTGCATCCACTATGGGCTTCAAGGATTACAAGATTATAATCTTGGACGAGTGTGATTACATCACACCAAACGCCCAAGCCGCACTTCGTAATCTAATGGAAACATTTAGTAAACATTGTAGGTTCATCTTGACTTGTAATTTTGTTGAGAGAATTATTGACCCGATACAATCTCGGTGTCAAACATTTCAGGTCATACCACCAAATAAAAATGATGTAGCAAAACATCTACATAACATTTTAAGTCAAGAGAGTGTGGATTATGATAGAGAAGATTTGGCAATATTAGTCAATAGTGGTTATCCTGATATCAGACGAGTTATCAATGGTGCACAAAGACAATCAGTAGATGGTAAGTTGGTTATTGATAAACAGAGTATTGTAGAGAACGATTATAAGTTAAAGTTGTTGGAGATATTAGAGAAACAAGATAAAAAGAGTGCATTCAATAATGTTCGTCAGTTGATGGCAGACGCAAAGGTTACAGATTTTGCAGATTTGTTTAGACTTCTATATGATGAAGTTGATAGTTATGGTAAAGGACATATTGCAGAATGTATCTTGATAATAGCAAAATATGAATTAAGTGATGCCCAAGTGGTTGATAAGGAAATCAACGCGATGGCAATGATAATAGAAATACTACGAATAATAAAATAAGGAGTTATAATGTATTATGAGGCGACGGTTATTTTCATAGAGGAAATACAGACAAAAAACGGAGTAAAAGAAAAGAAAGTTCGTAAGACTTACTTGGTGGAATGTGATTCAGTAAGTGTTGCAGAAGCAAAAGTAAATGAATGGTTAAAAGATTCACCTTTTGTTTTTGAAACCATAATTGCAAAGCAATCAAAAATAGTAGATGTGGTAGAATGATGGTAGAAAAATATTGGGGTGAAAAGAAACCACCTGTTAAAAAAGGCGCACAACCTAATGGTGTTAAACCAGAAAAACATATATCGGTTCACGAGAATAAGATTTATTATTATTCTAATGTAAACAGAGAAAGTGCAGTAGAATTAAATAAAAAGATAGGTGAGATAGAATCTAAGAGTTTGACATTGGCAAATACTTTAGATATAGACCCACCTACACTTAAAGTATTGATAAATTCAGGTGGTGGTTCAATCACTGCTGGTATTTCGTCTATGGATACAATATTGAGAACAAAAGTTCCAGTCCATACTTATGTAGACGGATTTGCAGCAAGTGCAGCCACATTTTTGTCAGTAGTTGGTAATTATAGATTTATGAGTAGAAATTCTTATATGTTGATCCACCAGTTAAGTAGTAATTTTTGGGGAACATACGCTAATTTCGAGGATGAGAAACAGAATCTTGATTTAATGATGAAAACCATTAAAGATGTGTATAAGAAATATACCAAAGTTCCAATGAAGAAACTTGATGAAATACTGAAACACGATTTATTGTGGGATGCAAAAACTTGTTTAGAGTATGGGTTGATAGATGAGATAATTTAATGAAACCACTTTTATCACAATGTCTAATTGGATACAGATTTGGGAAAATTAATGTTGATAAAGATTATTTTCTTTGCTGTGGAACACCACCAATAGGCAATTATGATAAGGATGGTGGATTTAAGGAGTTTTGGAACTCTAAAAAATATGATGATTTAAGACACGAGTTAAAATATAATTTAGAAAAACAAAATGAGAAGTGGAATGGTGATTGTTTTGAATGTCCACATTATTCAATGGAAAAGGCGGTTTCTCGTAATTTAGAAAATACAGATGAAAAATTATGGGGTATGCTGAGTGATGAAAGAAGAGAGGGGATGTTAAATGATAAGATACTTGTTGGGCCAAGAGAGTTCCAGTTTGAAGTAAGTAATCCCTGTAATCATAGATGTAATTTCTGTTGGAATTGGTCTTATGATATGTTGGAAAATAACGCACAAAGGGGTGATTTTAAGGAATGGTCAAAACAAACATTTGACTTAGAAACTTATATTGATATTGTAGATGATCTGAAAGAACTTGGTGGATGTGAAGAGATTGCCATAAGTGGCGGTGGTGAACCATTTATTATAAAAGATATTATGAAAATGATTGAACACACAAAGAAATTAGATTTTAAACTTAAAATATTTACTAATTTTTCGCGAGTTAATCATGATGATATGGATAATTTTATAAAATGGGGAGTAGATAATTTTGAAGTTAATATTTCAGCAGGAACTGAAGAAACTTATTGTAAAACAAGAAAGTTAAAATCTAAGGATTGGAATATACTTATTGATAACCTTACTTATTTAAAGGAAAATAAAAAAACAAAAAATCCAAGAATTAAATATGTAGTTATTGTAACAAAGGACAATATAGAAGAAATAGATGAGATTTTTGAATTGGCAATTAAACTTGGATGTTATTTTATTGATTTTAGAGATTTAGTTTCACAGGGAGTTTATAATGGTGAATATTTATTACCGACAGAAAAACAGATAGAAGTTTTTAATAAAAACTTTTTTAAAAATATAAAAAAGTATGATTTTGAAGAAGTTAAAGATGAATATTATTTTTATTCAAATAAATTAGATATGAGGATTTTCAATGAAAGTATTAGTTATAGGAGATAGTTGTCAAGATACATTTGTGTATGGGGATATTACTCGTATTAGTCCAGAGGCACCAGTACCAGTTTTTAAACCAACTCATACAGAAAAAAATGATGGTATGGCAAAAAATGTTGCAAATAATGTAGAATCATTAGATATGCACATTTATAGTATAACGAATGGAAATAGTATTGTAAAGAAACGATATGTAGAAAATCGTTCTGGTCAAATGGTATTAAGAGTTGATGAACATGATTATTGTGATAGAATAAAAATAAAAAAATTACAAGGTGTGATGAACAATAAACTTACATCTTACACTTTGACTGGTACTGTAGATGATCTTGATGCAATTATTATTTCAGATTATTGTAAGGGTTTTTTAGAGGAAAGTGATATTCAGCATATATGTAAATACAATAAGAATGTATTTGTAGATACCAAAAAGAAACTTGGTGAATGGATTAAAGATGCCGATTACATTAAAATAAATGAATTAGAGTATAAGAAGAATCATGAATTATTATCAGATAAGGAGTTTGAAGATAAACTTATTGTTACATTAGGTAGTAAAGGATGTAGATATAAGGGAAAAGAATTTCCAGTACAAGAAGTTCCAGTAAAAGATGTAAGTGGTGCAGGAGATACATTTATAGCAGGATTAGTTCGTGGTTATTTAGATACACAAGATATAAGTAAGGCAATAGAATTTGCACAAAGATGTACCACGTTAGTAGTACAAAAACACGGAGTTGCAACCGTAGAATTAAAGGAGTTACAAAATGGCTAAAAGAAAAAATAGACCACAGCTTGGTCAACAACCACAGCAAGAAGTTCAAGTGGATTTGAAAAAAGCAGATACTATAAAATGTGATGATTGTGGGAATTACCTTTTTATTACAGCAAGTGTAATTAAAAGAATTTCACCAATTTTATCACCAACAGGTCAAGAAGCACTTGT